ACAGAAGCTGGGGCTGTTGTGCCACTTTGTGTCTGAACAACCAAAGAGGTGGTTGTTACGTTGTGTACAACAACAGTCGTGCCGCCATCAAGAATTTCATCAGTCACCGCCGCTACAATTTGTGCGCCAGAACTAGCTGTGCCAACTTCATAGCCAATGTCGCCCGTTCCAATGACGGGAGAAACATCACAGAAGATCTTAATGTCAGTAATGATTGTGTTTGCAGGCTGAGTAAACTCACCAATAGTTGGGCTATCGCCAGCAGTAGTGTTAACTGTTACGCCTGTGGCAAAACCAACGTGCTTGATGTACTTGTCGGTAACAATGCCTGTGGAGGCAATAGTTGCAACATCTGTAATAGCGCCAGTATTGGCGTTCTTTGAAACTACAGTAAAACCATTTTCCGAACGGACTGGGCCGTTAAAAGTTGTATTCGCCATGAGAATCTCCTGTCGTGGCTAGTGTCAGGTACGGAATGCACCTGTCAGGGACAAGTTTTTATACCATACAAAAAGAAAAGGGGCAACATGTGCCCCCCTCTTATACAGCATAAACGCTAGTGCGTCTTACGCACCGGGTGATCCGAAGATACCAAGTGGGTCAGATACGCCAAACGAATAACGCTCACGAGCCTTGTAACGGCTGTTGCCTGTATCAAAGTCAGCATCCATAGATGTAGACATTGGGGTACGGACAAAGTGCTTCAAGCCATTAGGTACGTCAGTAGTTAAGAACCAAGCATCTGTATCAGTCAGATAATGGTTAACTGTGTAGCCTTCTGGAATTGAACCGTTGTTACGGATCGCGTTTAGGTCGTTGTCAGCAGTACCAACGCGGCCTTCGGTATCCAACAAGCGAGTTGCAACGAATTGCAGTGCAGGTGGGATAACTAGCTTACGAGGTTTTGCAGCAATCAACAGGCCACGCTCATCAGTCCAGCCAGCAAGCTGAATAACGGCGGCTTCTAAAGAAGTCTCGTTAAGGTCAGCCGCAACAGTAGGACGGTTTGAGTTAGTGCCACCACCAACTAATGGGTGGTCAGTTACACACAATGCTTTGCCATCACCGTAAGTAGTACCAGAGAAGGCACCATTTAGGATTGTGGCAGCTTTAACCTGCTTGGTATAAGCCATAGCGCGTGCGAGAGCCTTGGTATAACGAGATGACAATGAGTCATACAAATTATCTTCAATAGCTTCCTCAGTGACACTGAAGCCCATAGCAATGGTTTCGTGAGTGTAACGAGCAGTGAATGCCTCTTGTGCATTGTCATAGTCAATAGCAGAGCCTTCGTTTTTAACGGGGGCAGCACCAAAACCAGACAATTTTACTTCTTCCTCAAAGGAACGATCAGAACTTTCAGATTCAAAAATCTCTTTATGTTCTTCGCCGTACTTCGCATATTCCATACCGAAAAGTGCGTTAAGTCCGGGCAATAGCTCCTTGAGGAGTTGAGCGCGTGAAATAGCCATTATTCAGCTCCTTATTTATAGGCCGACAGCGTTTGTTGCGCTGTTGTGACCGATATTAAATTTAACCAACACATCTGGGAATGCGTCACCAATAGGTGATACAGCAGATACGATGCGGAAGGCAGCGGTAGTTGTAACAGTAGTTGATTCTAATGCGCTCGTTGAGTTACCTGTAGTGGTAGAACCAGTAGAGGTAGACTGAGCAGCAGCGAAGAACGTGTTAGCGCCAATATCAGACTGGTCAATAGTGCCATCCATCTGTGCTTGGAACAGTACGTTCGGATCATCAACAACATATGCTTCAACAACCCCAGTAGTTCCACTTGGGTAGTACTGACCGTAGATCTGTTGACCTTGAGCATTAATGTATGAACAACCAACGAATACACCCAAAGCGCCTGTGAAAGCGTTTGTTAGGGGAAATCCGGCAGCGCCAGCATTAGCACCAGTCATAAGGGTTAGAGCAATGTAACCATCAGCACCGATGTAGACAACCTGACCATTGAAGATATTAGTACCTTCTCCAGCAGGGTCTATTAGGTACGTAGTAGTTGCGCCAGCGTACGGTAAACCGTCAGCGCGTTTTACAGGCTTTAGCCCGTAAGGTGCAGCAGTAGTAGCCATGATAGGACTCCTAAATTAAGTTTTAACCGCCTTTACCAAACGATACGGTTGATTTCCGCTCGTTGAATATAGGCATTCTTGGATCATTTTCACGCATCAGGTTGTTATCTACAGACTGCATCTGAGATCTTGTCTGGTTGTTATAGTAATCAGTACGTTCTGCTACTAGCTCTTCTGGAGCCTTACATAGCATTAACCCACCGATTACTACGTTTTCTGCAAAGCGTTCATGCTCTACATTAACCATAGTGATCTCAGGATGGTCTGAAGCCTTAACGGGTTCCCAACCTTCACGTAATTTCGAGGAAACATTGGTAGCATCTGCCTGACCTTGCGTGGCTACACGTACCCAGTGAAATGTGTATCCGTCTTCTGGCGTAGGTGAGGGTAATACCTCTGGGCGCTGCCAAGAGCGTCTACGTGTGTTTGTTTCACGAGTGTCGTTGTCACGTTTGATTCTGTTATCAGCCATTATACTTTCCTCATTTCTAGAGCAACCTGTCGGGCGTATTCTTCAAGTGGAACTCCAAGCCTGTTGGCAAGAGCTACCTGTGTTTGCGTTAGTGTCACCTTTTTAGGTGCTGTGCTCCGCGTAGCGGGTGCAACCACATTTGTCTGTCGTCTAGTTTTAGGTTCGTCAACTATCTGACCCTCGAATTCTTCGGGGAATACTTTTCGCATACGGGCATCAATAGCCTCGTAGTATTCGTCACTTTGCGGATTAACTCCGTTTTTAACCAATTTTTGGTGTACCCCAATGGCATATGCAGTCATCTCATCGTCGGCATGGAACCAAGAGTTCTTGGCTACCCATTCTTCCGCTTTGAAATCACGAGCCGGGGCTGGTGTTTGATTGATTTGTACAGGAGTTTCTTCTTCCTGTAAAGCCGGTAATCTAAAGTTTTCTAGCTTATCTGACTTTATTTTAGCATTAGTTAACTCTTCCTGCGCTAATAACAGACGATCCGCATCACCGCTTTCGTATGCGTCCTTATATGCTGTCTTTGCGCCGTTAAGTTCAGAGTCTACAACAACCTTAGCTTGCTCAAGAAGTGCCTCACGGGTATTACCCACATCACCCTTTAACGACCTATTTTCGTCAACTAGCCGTTGCGCTAGAGCTTCTAACTCTTGTCGTTCTCGCTGGGCTGACTCTTTGGCTCTACGCTCGTCGTGGTAGACTTTGCCCAAGTGTTTAATTCGGGTTGCAACTGTTTTTGAGTAGCTTTCCAACTCTTCGTCCGTGACATCAGCCGGTGTTTTAGATGGCCTACGGTCACGGTCATCTTCTGGCGTATCGTCAACAACTTCGATATCCAGTGCTTCTGTTTCTTGTTTAGCTGGTGCTTCAGATTCGACATCAGTATTTGCATACTCGTCTGCACTCTTTGTACCAGAAAGGTCAATTTCGACGGCACCGGAATCCTCCACTGCTATAGAAGTATCATTTTCTTCGTCTGGAAATGAATATTCAACTTTTTGAAACGACATTATCTACTCCTTATGCTCTTTGAATACCACGGGGATCAGCTACAACGGCCTCAATAGAGTCGTCATTCATAAGACGATACTCAGAACCCTCTATGGTAAACCTAGTACCAGTGTTAGCCCGGAACATTACATAGTCCCCTTGCTCACACCACGGCCCATTAGGAAACCTATCTGGATCACTATAGGCTTGTTCGCCCATATCAACGACAAGGCCGATAATCGACATGACTTGTTCTTGGTGCTTAGTAGTCACAGACTTTAGTAGTTCAGTGCCCTCAAAGGCTTCTTCTACTACCGGCATAGCGATCAACACCCTATAACCCACAGGCGTAGGTAATTGTGCTTCAAACTCTTCTTCGTTGGTTTCAACTGTCTCTACAGCTTCACTCATCTCCATACTCCATTTCTCGCGAGAGGTCTTCTACATATCCCAGACAGGCTTCGAGACCCCGAATTAAGCCTGTGGTTTCTTTGTACATGGCAAAGTCTTTAGCTCCACCACCACTTAGAAATTGTAGTGCGGAGGATTTGTCATCCTCGATTTTCTTCTTTAGCACGCCTAAAGCGGTTGTTGCCATTATTGGCCCTTATTTTTGTTGGTGTCCTGTATCGTTTTAAGTAGGTCAAGATCCAACTTGGTGTTGTCTTTCCTACGGTCTGCGGCAAGTTTTGCGCCAGCTTTCTGGGCATCTATTTCTAGTTCTTGCTGTTTAATTTGTAACTCGGCCTGATCTATTTGAGCGTCTTGCTGGCTTACTTGAGCCTTTAACTGTAGTTCAGCTTGTTTGGCCTGCATGTCCATTTGATCTCGCTGTGCCTGTAGCTGCATGTCCATCTGAGCATTCTGCATATCCATCTGGTCTTTCTGCATCTTCCGCTGCACTTCTTGCTGCTTGATCTGTAGCTCGGCTTGTTGCATCTGCACCACAGGGTCTTGAGCCTTCTGCTGTGCTTGCTGCTGTGCCGCCTGCTGTTGGCCTTGCTGTGTAAGCTGTTGCCCAGCCTGAGCCATAAGACGGGCCAAGTTGACCTCCATATCTTCTGGTAGCTCTGCGTTAGGATTAGGTAGCGGTGCGCCGATCTTCTCTTCCATAGACTTGCGGTACTTAAACGCCAAGTGCTCTGCTATGTGTGCCTGTAACGCCGCAGCCATACGCTGTGCTTGGGGGTTTTGCCCCATTACTTGAGCAATCATAGGGTCTTGCATAAACGACTGGTGAGCCGCCATGTGCGCGTCATGGTCTTGATAGATAAACGCCTTCATAGGCTTACCATTCAAGTTGTTCATGTTCTCACTGACTGGATCAGTAGGTCGTATGTCGTCTGTGGTTGGTACTAGCTTGTCAGCGTTCTTAACGCCCAACACCTCAATCATCTGCCTGTGTAGCTGTGGCAAGTCGTAGATCTGTGGTGCCTGTTGCGACATCTGCAACACCGCTTGGTACTGCACAACGCGCTGGGCCATTGTAGAGCTATTCGGATCACTGACAGGTATAACGTCAACCATCTCATAATCAGCTTTACGGGCTGTCTGCTCTCCACGGAGCGGCTCATACGAGTACTCTGCGGGTGCGTGCTCTGCCATGATAGCTTTAAGAAGTTTAAACTCCTGCTTCATGGTGTAGTGGACACGAGCCTGTACAGCAGCCATAGGCTTCAACGTACGCTCTAACAGCGCCAACGTAGTACCCACAGGGGCATTGGCTGACATGTCAGAGATGTTCATGTCACTGATAGCGCCTAAGCGACGGCCTTCAGTTGTGATCTGGTTGAGCAGCGCCAGTAGTGTCTGGCTAGGCTCTTTATAGGGGAGCGGCATGATGTTGTCGCGGATACTGCCTGATGGCACATCAACGTCCTTCCACTCACCCGGCTCAATCGGAGTGTCGTCACCCTTAATACGTAACCCACGAGCCTTTAGACCGCCCGGTAGGTTAGCTAGGGTGCCAGCGTCTACAAGCTGACGTATAAGAGACGTACCAGCACGAGCGTAGCCACCGATAATGTGAATCAAACCAAGGCCGTAGAACCCAAATCCGGGCACATAGACGTAGTGTACGAAGTGCTGACGCTTCAACATCAGGGCATCTTCTTCGTTCCAGTTACGGCGTATAGCAAGAACTTCATTAGACCCACGCTCAATAGTCACCACGTATGGCTTTGCTATCTCATCGTCGTCTTCGTCAACACCCTCAATAACTAGATCAGCGTGTATCTCGTATAAAGAGTAGCGGTCATCGTCAGTTAGTGAGTACCCACCCTCTTCAGCTTTACGCTCTTCAATGTCGGTGTGAAATGTCTGTGGTTCACCCAACTCTACATCACGGTAGAACCCACCTGCCTGTAGCTTCTTTAACTCATTCTTGGTCTTACGCATAACGTGAGTAACACGCTCTGCGCTCTCTATAGTAGACGCACCATAAGGCACTACTACGTCTTCAGCAGGGATATACAGGGCTACCTGTCTGTTTATGTTCGGGTCAAAGTAAACCTTCTTAAACGCACTACCAGCCAATCCTAGACTGTATAATAGGCGTTCATGCTCTGGGCGGTACTCCACCATACGCTCAGTCAATTCGTAGTTCATATCCGCTTTTACACGGCTACTCGCTTCTTCCTTGTCTTTGTCCTCTACACCTATAATCTTAGTGCGTACTGGGCCAGCGGCTGGAAACGTCTCTGACATTGTTTCTGCTTGGAACCGGATAGCTGCTTCGGCAAGCACTGTAGAGTACACGCCAGAGGCACCTTCCCACGGGTCTGTACGCTCTTCATACTTAAAGCCAAGAACATCTAAGCCCTTAACGTAAGTATCCGCCCAGTCCTTTCGGCTTTCGATGTCGGCGCTTATCATCCCAACTAGGTCATCTGCTAACTCGTTAAGCACACCTTCTTCTAGTGTCTCTGCCAAGTTAGTATCAAACCCACCCATGTCTGAGGGTTCTGCGCCGGGGACAATGGTAATCTCAACGCTACCGTCGTCTAGTGTCACCATGTCAGGGTTGACGATCTCTATCTCAAGGGCAGCGTCATCGTCACTGTCCATAAGCTCACCGTCTATGCCCTCTGGGGCAGCGTATAGTCCTTTCTCAATAGCCATATTATATCTCTAGTAGAAGCCGCCTCTACGCGACTTAAAGTATCTTTGTTCTTCTGGCTCATCAGTAGGTAGGCGTATAAAACCACCTTGCCTAAAACGCATGAGTGCCATAACTGTGGAGTCAACTAAGTCATCATTACTCATAAACGGGAACCCAGCAATCTCTTCTACCACTTCTTCAGCCCAACGGGTAGTGGGAACCCAGCACAGGCCACTTGCCACAATATCAGATACTGAGTTTAGTCGTGCTAGTTTATCACCTGACCCTCTGTGTGGTGTGTATTCTGACACAGGTAGACCCATACGTCTCATCTCTTGGTAAAGCGCCGTACCTGATGATTTCTTCTCCACAATAAACGAGTCAGGCTCCCAGTCCCTGTACTCTTCTATAGCCATGTCCTTTAGCTCTGGGAACTCCATACGCTGCTTAATACTGTTCAGCAAGATGATGTTATACGCGCTAGTTTCCTCGTTAAGAAACACACCCCACGTAGTCAGCGCCGTATAGTCGGCACGGTTGTGCTTTTCTGCCGCTGAGTCCAAGGACATTATGACGTATTCACAAGATGGAGGCTGTTCCTTCTCCCATAAGTTCCACCACTCACGCTTTATCAGTGCGGCTTCTTCTGCCGTGGGTGTCTGCTGGTACTGTGCATTCCGCTGGAACGTAGGCATGGACGCTTTTGTACGTAGTAGGGCTTCTAGGTCAAAAAACTCAGGCCAGA